CTAAGCGATGTTCTTCCAGGGATTGGTCTCAAAGGTCAGCCCTTTCCACTGGCGAGACGGATCGGCGCTGTAGTCGTCGGACCAATCGCTCGGCTCTCCCTTGAAGCCGATCTGCACTACCAGGGCCCTGCGGTCGCTCCAGGTCTTCACCCAATAAAATCCCCAGTACCGCCTGCCAGTCTGGCGATGGGTCGCGACGAGCAGGCGCATGCCGCCCAGGCCGGGCTTGTCCTTGACGACTTCGTCGCCCCAGAACTCGAAGGTGCATTCGGTTACGGGGCACCCCATCAGGCGGGTGAACCGCGCGTTGTTGGCCGGGTTGCGGTAGGCCAGCCAGACCAGCATGGATAGCCAGTGGTAGGCGCCCAGGCCGAACGGTGCATGGGTATGCCACCAGCCGCGCTTGTCGCCGAGGGCGCCGTCGCGGTCGTTGCTCCAGAGCCAAGCCCACTTCGGCAACGTGACCAATCGCCAGTCGCCGGCGGCCTCGGTGAAAGGCGCGCGGGTGGCGTCATTCACATGACGAAACGGAAGGGCCAAAGGGACCACCAGCAGGCCGGCCAGGACGAGCACCGCGCGCAGGGCAATCAGCCCCAGAACCTGTACGAATGCGCCCGTCACCGCTCGCCAGGACGGCGCTGCACTGCCTATAAGGACGCTCATTGCGAGGTCCCCTGTACCGGTGCGGGATTGATCGGCCAGTCGATGCTACGAGGGAAGCCTGCCTGTTGCTCGATGCGGCTCAACGCAACACGAAACCGTTTCCAGTCCAGCAACGCCTGCGCGTCCTCCGGGGTGGCCAGCCCCATATCGACGGCGTCCTGCAGCGGCGCAATGCGCAGGGCCGCTTCGCGCAGGCTTTCGTCTCGGGTCTGACGGGCAACCGTAGCCAGGGCAATCGTCTGCGCCGCTTCGTCCAGCACCCAGCAGCCTTCCTGCGACCAAACGTGGTACAGGCTGGGGCGCGGGCTTCGGGTGTAGCCGTCAGGCACCGGCCCTAGCTCCAGCAGTTGGATCTCGCCACCGGTCGCGGTGCTGTATATCGGCCCCCGGTTATCGTCGGCGAGTTCCCAGGCGGAGCCGTCCACAGTTCGCCGTGCCGCTTGGCCTTCAGGCACGTCCGGGGGCGCCTCAAGGTAAGCATGCGCGGGCATGAGCCAGTTGCCCTCATCGAGCGGGTCCGCGTCTGCCAGCGCGGTACCGATGAAGATGCGTGTGGTCGGGTGAGCGAAATAGATGGTCGGAGCGATCATGGAGTGCCTCAGTACTTGATGCTGGCCAGCAGCGGGACGTTACGGGGGCGGCTCTCAGACCCGCCCGTTCCTGACGTGAGTGCTTGGGTCGTTGCCGTGGTTGCGGACGTTGAGAGGATGTAGCCGCTGCCGCCTTCGGCCCCGACGCCATAGGCGAATGCGCCGACGTATTGCTGATGCAGGCGGAATCCATCGACGTGCTGGTGGGCCCTGAATTCATCGGGCTGCCACGCGCCGAACGGCCGACCTGGATCAGCGCCCCGGCCGTCATCCCATGCCCGCAGGAACTCGCCTCGCACGTCATACACGCGGAACGTGGCGCCGTCGGGGTTATCCGCGCAGACGATGTGGCCAGCGACCCAGGTCTCTGCGGCGACCATCCGGCCGTTGTGCTGGGCCCAGGCGCGCAGCGCCGCATAGGTGGTCCGGCTGAGGTTGGCCACGCCCGACTTGATATAGCCGGCGCGCGGGGTCGGCTGGGTATCGAGGAGCAAGCTGCCGATAAGCACAGACGCGTAGCCCGTGTAATTCGCGCCGTTGGCGTTGAACACCTGCCAGGTCATCAGGCTGTTGTAATCGGCGTGCCAGATCGGCCCAACGTTGGTATTGGGCAACGCCGCGCCAGCGCCCAACACCCGTACGCCATCGGTAATACCAAACCCCGACAGGGACGTCGGCTTATTGGATACCGATTCCCAACCCACTGGGAATTCGGTTGGCTTACCCTCGATGGAGGCCCAAGTGTGCTGGTGGTCTGACGGCGGATAGGAATTCGGCTTGCCGGTGAGGCCGTTCCAGGTAAGCAGCGCCCGAACGGCTGCGAGCACCTGAGCATCGTCCTGGACATCCAAGGCGATGCCGGCGCCTTCGACCAGGTTCACCAGTTCGCGCTGGATGGTGTTGAACCAGGCGGCTTGAAGAACGGTAGCGGGGATGCCGCCGGCCTTGTTGCCGTTGGTAAATTCGCCCGCCGGCGTTGCCGTCGACGTGCTGTCACTGATCTTCTGCATTGCTGTCTCCATAGCCGAAGATGAGATGGAGGTGCGCGGGTTGCATCGCGGCGAGCCGGCACTCCAGGGATTTGTTGCCCCACACGTCCAGCGCTTCACCAGCGGCGGTGGCGCCGGCCAGCGCGGGGAAGTGGGTGGTTTCGGGGGCGTTCACGCGCCAGGTGGATTCCCAGCCGCCGCCGTTGAGGGCATCGCCGGCGCAGGCAACACCGGCGCG